CGTTCAGAAGGTGGATTTCAGGTCGTTTCTAAAAATGCAACAACTGGTGCTTATACAGATATTGCAACGGTTGCCTCGACAGGCATTGTCACTGACAAATATGTTAAGCACGTTGGCTTTGCCACAGGCGTTACAGTAAACACCACAGCAGGTGACAGCCCGACTATTGGTGAGTTCACTCAACCAGCAAATACAATCATCACAAACATTAAGATATTTTGTGACACGGCTCCCGTTATTGGAACTGGTGACATTGGATATGAAGTTGGAACATCATCCTCTGGAGCACAAATTGTTGCTGCTGTAGCAGATGAAATCTTAGATGGCGGTACAACAGTTGTCGTACACAACGTAACATTGACAACTCTTGTTGTGCAGACACAAAGCGGAACGACAGCTCCAGCTTCTGTTCAGTATACAGACACAGAAAGAACTATCTATTGCAACATCACTAATACAGTTGATGCGACAACAGCAGGTTCGTTTACGTTTATTATTGAGTACGTTCAAATTGCGTAATTTAATTAATCTAGGAGGGGATTGCTCCCCTCCTTACATTATAGGAGATTAATATGGGCGTACAAACAGACGTACAAGTCAAGTTTATAGCTGATGAAAATGCAGCTGACCCAGATCGGCTTGTTACAGCAGCTAGACCGAATACATCAGCTACAATGGCAACAACTACCTTCTTAGGTGGCGGTGCTAGAAACGTGACTGTGACAACCACAGGCACTGGTGACAACGAAAAAACTTGTACAGTAACTGGAACTGATGTTTTTGGTAACGCAATGACTGAAGTAATAACATCCACAGGATCGGCTGAAGCAGTTGCAGGTGCTAAATTATTCTTAACAGTTAGTGCAGTAGAATGTTCTGCACAATACGCTGCAAACATCACAGTAGGATCTGGCTCACTATGTGCGAGTCCAGTAGCTGGTGGTGGTCGTACTCGACTAAAAGGGTATTCAATTGTGTCTGCTGGTACAGCAGGTCTTGTTGATTTCTACAATGGCACTCCAGAAGATGGGACGATTATTTTTAAAGCTCAGACAATCGGGACAGACAACTCGACTGTAGATAATACTATCCCAGATGAAGGTATGTTGTTTAAGAGTGGATTGGCTGTTGGATATACAGTTGCCACAGTTGTATTAGCGAATGTCTTTTTTGCATAAGGTAAATTTATGGCACTTTCAGGAACAGTAGCATTTAGACCAGACGTTGAAGAAGTAGTAACTGAAGCCTATGAGCGTTGCGGAATAGATCCGCAAACTCGTACTGGTGATCAGGCTGTTTCTGCACGAAGGAGTTTGAATCTACTGTTTTCAGAATTTGCAAATAGAGGTATAAATTACTGGGCTGTTAGCCAGAACACTCTTACTCTTGTAAATGGTACGACAGCCTATGAGCTTCCAGCAGGAACAATAGACATTATTGATGCTGTTATAAGGGATGGCACAAACGATCAAACGATTAATAGAGTTACAATTGCTGACTACAATCAGATCCCAAACAAGACAACAGCAGGGAAACCAAGCCAATTTATGCTTGATAAGCAATACACCCCAGTTGTTTATTTTTGGAATGTGCCAAACACAAGCACATACAGTATGGTGTACTGGGCAGTAAATCAACTTGACGATATTACAGCCTCTAATCAAGACACAGACGTTCCTTATCGTTGGTCTGATTGCATATCAGCAGGTCTGGCTGCAAAGCTATCTCTAAAGTATGCACCTGATCGATTTCAATTATTAAACGAACTTTACGAGAGAGCTTTCAATTTCGCAGCATCTTCTGACAATGATGGTGTGAGTTTACGAATACAACCAACAGCATTGAATTTGGCATAGCATGGCAAAATACGCACGAGGCAAAAAATCATATGCAATAAGCGACAGAGGCGGTCAGAGAGTACGCTATACTCAATTGAAGACCACTTGGGATGGCTTGCGTGTTGCCCCTGATGAGTGGGAGCCAAAACATCCACAGCTCACTCCTGCCAAGAATATTATTGATGCACAGCAATTATTTCAACCTAGATCAACTGGGCAGAGCCAAGAAGACGTTGTAATTTACCTTGCCCATACGTTTGATCCTTTTATCCCAGTACAGGAAAGACCTCCTATTGGATGTCCTGGTCATGGCTTTACAGGATCAATAGACAGAATAGACTTTGAGGCTTATCCAGAAGTAACAGGTCAAGCAGGTACAGGTGCAGTTGGCACTGAAACACTAGAAATGTCTATCAATGAGGCAGGTGTTGCAGGTACTGGTGGTGTCGGAGTTGAAGTCCCAGTCGTAGAAGTAACAGGAGTTTCTGGTGGTGGAGGATCTGGTAATGTCGGTGTCGAGGCACTTAATCTATCAATCTTAGAAAGCGGAGTTGCTGGTACAGGTGGCGTTGGGGCTGAAGTGCCTCAAGTTAATGTAATCGAAACTGGAGTGGCTGGTACTGGTGGTGTTGGTAATGCCACTGGAGTAGTAGTCGATCAGGAGTGGGGTTCTGGAGCTTGGAATGCAGGAACTTGGGGTAATTAAATGAGCTATACAACTCTAGTTGCAAATATACAGAATTTTGTTGAAGACGATTCAACAGAACTGAGCAACTCAATCAATACGATAATTGCTCAAGCTGAAGAAATGGTCTTCCAGAGATTGGCTAATCTGCCTTGCTTTAGAAAGATAACGACAGGAAATCTGGTTGTTGATACTTTTGACTACACGGTTGCCTCCGCAAGAATGATAAGACAAGTCTCCGTAACTGACGCAAGCGGAAATGTTGATTATTTAAATCATAGACTGGATTCTTATTTAAGAGATTATTGGCCTAAGTCGGCAACAACTGGAACGCCAATAATGTATTCAACTAAAAATGCAACGACATCAGGAACAGTCATTACACTTGCACCTACACCAAGTGCAACTCTTGCATATCAAGTTGATTTTATCGCTCCAGAAACTGGTTTAAGTTCAAGCAATGCAAACACTTGGATCGATACAAATGCTCCTGCTGTTTTACTGGCAGCAGCACTTTATGAAACTTCTGCTTTCCTTAAAGCTGGAGAAACGCTAAAACTATATAAAACGCAATTTGATGAAGCTGCACAATTATTTGTTCAAGAGATGCAAAGAGATTACGCAGCAGAATATAACGGAGGTTTATAAATGGCTATATCACAGGCAATGTGTACATTGTTTAAGAAGGATGTCCTTCTGGGTGACCAACACCTAGATTCAGATAACATCTATATTGCACTGTACACAAGTTCAGCAAGTCTAGGTGCAGCAACGGATGGATATGTAACATCTGGCGAAGTTGCGAATGGAAACGGATACACTACTGCTGGGGTTGCTCTCGCAAGTAAGACCGTTGAAGAAAACAGCACAAGCGGAGTTTTCGATGCAGCTGACCCAGAGTGGACATCAGCAACATTTACGGCACGAGGTGCTTTAATTTATAACAAGACGCTGGGTGATGCTTCATCAAACGCTAGAGGTGCAATTGCAGTTTTAGATTTTGGTGGTGACTTCACGGTTGCAGGAGGAACTTTTAAGATTGTCTTCCCTGCGAACACTGCCTCCAACGCAATCGTAAGGATAGACTGATATGGCAATAACCTATGTAAATGATCTCAGATTATCAGAGATGGCAACTGGTGACAACTCAGGCACATGGGGAACTGTCACTAACACGAACTTGGAACTTATCGGAGAGGCTCTAGGCTACGGCACAGAAGCCATAACCACAAACGCCGACACACACGCTTCAGTTATTGCTGATGGTGCTACAGACCCTGTTAGAGCTTTGTATGTAGAATACACAGGTACGCTTGACTCAGCTTGTACAATTACCATTTCACCAAATACAGTAAACAAAGTCTGTTTTATTGAGAACGGAACATCTGGCTCTCAAAATATTATAATAAGCCAAGGCTCAGGTGCTAATGTAACGATCCCTCCAGGAGATAATAAGCTGTTTATTTGAATGGTGCAGGAAGTGGTGCTGCTGTTGTAGACGCCTTTGCCTCTTTGTCTGTTGTTGACCTCAAGGTTCAAGACGATCTGACGGTTACGGATGATGTGTCGATTGGTGGATTAGCCACAATTGGTGAAACCCTTGCTGTAACAGGCGTCCTGACCACCACGGCTGCTACTGTTTTTAATGGTGGGTTTGCTGCTAATGATGGTTCAACAATAACAACTGCTGATAACACTGCACAGCTAACGCTTATATCAACAGATGCAGACAATAGTTCTGGTCCTAAATTAACAATGTTTAGAAATAGTGGAAGTCCTGCTGATGGGGATGCGCTAGGCATAATTGATTTTACTGGCGAAGACAGTAACGGGGACGAAACAAGATACGTTGCAATGTTTGCTAGACCTACAGACGTTACCAACGGAGACGAGTTTGGTAAGTTTCAAATAATTGTAGCTACAGATGGGGTAGACAAAGATTATTTTCATATTGATGCAGGAACAAAATCATCTGGTTCGCTTGTAAATGGCGAGATTGTATTTAACGAAGACTCTCAAGACATAGACTTCCGTGTTGAATCAGATGGCAACGCTAATATGCTGTTCGTTGATGGTGGTAATAATCGGGTTGGGATTGGCACTAATGCGCCGCAAGTTGGTACTCTCCACGTTCACACAGCAAGTGCAGGTACTGTTACTGCATCAACACAAGCAGATGACTTGGTAGTAGAAAACAGTGCAGAAACAGGCATAACTATACTTTCACCTGATGACCAAACAGCAAGAATTAGGTTCTCAAGTCCATCAACGAATACTGACGTTGGTGGGGCCGTTATTTTCTACCGTCAAAACATCAACAAGATGCGTATAGGTACAACGGTTGCGGGGGGAGTGCTGGGATTGGACTCTGGCGCTGGTACAGAAGCCATGCTGATTGCCGCAGACGCACAAATAACTACGGCAAGCACAATAACTGCAAACGCTGCTATTGCTGCTTCTACATTTGCTGCTTCTACAAGTTTAAATATTTCAAGGGCGCAAGGGTCAGCAGGTTCACCTGCGGCTATGGCTAACGGACAGCAGATAGGCGCAGTAAACTTTAACGGCTACACCTCGTCAGGAGGGTACAGAACAGGTGCAAACATAATTGCTACTGTTAATGCTGGAGTTTCTGGGGATGAGTTACCATCTGCATTAAAGCTGGGAACTACTGCTGATGGCGGGAATGATCCAGTAACTAGGATGACTATTGAAAACAACGGTGATGTCACCATTGAAGACGGAAACCTAGTAATCGGCACATCAGGTCACGGCATCGACTTTTCTGCTGGGGCTGCGGCTGCTTCAACAAGTAATTTGCTGGACGAATATGAATTTGGAACATTCACGCCTGTATATGAAGCTACTGGTACAGCTTTTGGTGCTATTGCCTATGCTAGTCAAGTAGGGGAATACATAAAAGTTGGTGGTTTAGTCACTATTAATTTGCTTCTTAAAACTAGCAGCTTCACAGCAGGTAGTACCTCTGGAAATGTTCAAATAGGCGGTTTGCCATTTGCTGCCCAAGGTGGAACGGGTCTTGGGGCTGTAGGCTCAGTAGCAGCACAAGATTCTTGGTTAAACTTTTTCCCTTTAGGTGGTTGGGTTAACAGTGCAGACGATATTATACTTGTAAATAACACAGGTGATAGAACAAGTTACAGACAAATCCCAGTTGCAAATATGTCTACTGCTTCAAACGCAAACAGATTATATCTTACCGCAACTTACATAGCATCATAACCCACCGCATAGCTTTGGGTCGGACAGTCCATAAAAGGAGATAAAATATGGCAAACGGTGACATTACTAAAGAAATTGAGTACGACAAAATAGAAGTCGTAAGCACTTGGAGCATACAAGTTCGCAAGGCTACAAAGGTCATGGAAGAAAATGCAGACGGTTCACTAACTGAGCTTAGCCGTAGCTTTCACCGTCATATTCTACAACCATTTAACTCAGTCTACACACCAGCAGTAGTTGCTGTTGAGGCTGTAGCTGAAGAGACAGACAGTGATGGCAATGTAACCACTGAAGCAGTGGAAGCTGTAACAGCGGTAGATGCAAGCTGGGCGCATAATGCCACAGACATCTCTGGTGAAGCTGCAAGTGTACAAGCTATAGCTACGGCGGCTTGGACAGACGATGTTAAGGCTGCATACAAAGCTATGCGTGAAGCACAAGAAAGTTAACCCCAACCCCGAAAGGAGATCACAATGGCTGAGAAAAAAACAAACACCATTTCGATCAACGGAACTGACTACACTGAAGACCAACTAAATGACACCCAGAAGGTAATGGTGAACCACGTTGCTGACTTAGACAGAAAGATTGGCTCTGCTAATTTTAACATTGACCAGCTAAAAATGGGACGCATGGCGTT